TCAATCAGCCGGCCCATCGGTATGGCCAAGGCCTCACGCCGGGTCCGAAACTCATTCGTCGCTGTTGGCCGGGCAATTATGCCGTGGGTTTTCAGGTGGTCAAAGGCCGTTGTTTCAAATATCTGGTCTCGCTGAGAGCCGGCAGGGTCACCCCAGACCATGGTCTCAAAGCCGGGGAACCTCGATGCCAGTTCGCTTTTGAGCATTGAGCAGAAGCGCTCTAGGCCCATGTCGAACGTCACCAGCTCATGCAAAACATGCCAGCGCCCGGTCGGCATCTTCTGAGCAAAGATAGCTGCCGGCGTCAGGCCAAAGTCGAGGCCGATTTGTATCGGTACATTTGGCTCCGGCACCAAATCATCAGCCATCATGGCATCGTTATACTCAGGCCAGACCGGCCGGCCTTCTTGCACAAACGTATATTTGCCCTCAGCATAGCACCGAATCCAGTCCAGGTTCTTGCCGCCCAAAAGCTGGTCATAGTAGCCATTAGGCAGATTCTTGAGGTTCTCAGCCTCAGGATTGGTGCGCCACCACCGGCCAGCCTGATGAGTATAGCCCTGAGCTTCAGGCATATCGTCAGGCAAATCCTCTAGTTCAATCTCATTGACGCCGCCAGGCTGCCGGAAAAACTCCCAGGCAAAGCGACCACCGGGCCGCTCTTTCTCAGCTAAACGATAATACCAGTGATCATCATCCATGGGGTTGGTGTCCAGGATAACGCCCCGCCAGGTAGGACCGCCATCAGCCTTGGTCGGAAAACGGCCCACACGGTGGGTCAGGCCATCAACCACCGCCTTCGGCAGCTCCCGGCACTCATTGACCCAGGCACCCGTCAGCTCCAAGGACAACAGCTTTCTGACATCCTTGGGGTCATCCAACGCCAAAAATATCACCTCCATGTCGATGCCGGCAGCCCCATCACGGGGCGGCAGTTTGATATGGTGCGTGATAGGCGGTGAATACTTGACCGGCCCCCACACATGCTCCGGCAGTAGCTCCAGCCAGGTCTTCAGCGTGGTGGTCCGTAGCATTGGGTGCGTATTCCTAACAATCGCAAACCTAGAATACTTAATCCCATCACGCGGGGAAGGGCGCTGCTGAACCGCCCGTCTGAATATCTCGGCACAGCAAGCGTAGCTCTTGCCGCTGCCTACCGGCCCCATCAAGCCCCGAACAAACGCCTTGCTATGAAAGAAGCTGGCAACAGTCGGCGAAGTACTGAAATCCAGCTTGAGGCCGCTAACCTGGTTACTTTGTGCCATTCTCATCTCCAGGCATCACCATCTCAATACCAACCACACTAGGCTTGTCAGCCTCTTTCTCCGTATCCAACAACCCGGCACTCTTGGCCAACATTCCCATCAGCCGCACCTTGTCAATCATCTCAACCTCTATCTGGTCCCCGTTCCTCGTAGGCGTGACCTTAACCTTCTTAATTGCCGCCAACGAACCAGACGGAATATCTTCAACAGATTTAATCGTAACCTTTCCCGCATCATCCCACTCAACAACATCAGTTATCTTCGCCGCCGCCATCGCCAGCATCTCAGTCGCCAAACCATCACGCTGGTCATAAATTATCCGGGAACCCCTCAGCCTCTTCCTAACCTCGCCCATCGCAAACGGACGAGGAGGAGGCATCTTCCTATTTGCCATCACTACCTCCCGGATAATGCTTGCCATAACGAATATCCGGCACCGAACGCTTGCGCCGATACTCACGATGATACGCCGCCCTGGAACCCTCCGGGTCACGGGAATGCCTGGAAGGCCGGAAATACCAAACCTTGTCCCGTATCCTTCTAAGCTCCTGCTTGAACTCCTCCAGGGTCATGTCAAGTACACCCCTAGCCATTGCCCCACGGGTCCGAACCGCCACTAGCCGGTGCCTGAGCCTTGGAATCATCATCCTCAAAGACCCGGAGCCAGACCTCGTTCTTCTCATCAGGCAACGGTAAGACCTCCAGCTTGATGCCCTTAATCTTGCCAGCCTCCATGAACACCGAGCCTATCCTCAGCCATATCGGCTTATCGCGGCCCTCAATGTTTTTGGCTTGTACTAAATTCATGCGGTCCATTTTTTTCTCCTGTGTTTTGGTGCAAAATATTTTTGAGTGGTCCCCCCATACGCGCTACGGGGGTGGGGGGGGGATAGGTCGCTTTTTTGCAGCGCGATATCGTAGCAATCCGGCATCTGTGCAAAGTGTAATCGACCGTCTGGCATTTGTACATCATGGCATCTTCATGCTGCTCAGCGTCTGGCTGACGACATCCTCTACCGACCTGGGTGTTTGCTTGCGGGCCTTGCGCCCTATGAAGTATTGTAGGCTGTGAGGTGGCTGCTTGTTGTTCCGCACCATCCAATCGAGGAGCTGCTCGCTGTCCTGCTTGAAGCTATCGAGGGTGTAGCCACCTGCCAGGAGCTGACGTGCTAGCTCTTCTTGCCTGAGGTCGTGCCTGAACCCTCGACCCCATCGCCCGTTGACTGCATGTGCGTAGCTTGCAACTAGCCTTCTACAATCTTCCTGCTTAACCTCTTTACTACTTAGTTCTATGTAGTCGTTATGTACAAGCTGTGTCTTGTGACTTTGTACAAGCTGCACCTTGTAGGTAGATACCTCTTTGACCTCATCATCTACAAGCTGGGGCTTGTAGGTAGACGACTTATCCACAGGCTGTTTCTTCTGCTTTGACTGCTGCCCTTTTGCCCCTTTTGCGGCTTGCTTGAGTGTCTCCTCGATGGCTTCCTGCTCTTCTTCAGCGCTCTTTGGCTGCCTTGCTGCCCAGGCTTCTACATCCTTCCAGGTCATCATCGGGTCATATATGACACGCCAGACGGCACCTTTCTTGCCGAACTTACGCCGGCTGTCCTCTTTCTTGAGCTTTTCCAGGTAGCCCCAATCTACCAGGCGTCTGAAGTGTTGTGAGACTGCTTGCTGGCTTATGCCCATGTACCTGGCGATGGTAGCCTGATTGACCCAGAACGTGGCTGTATAGCTCTTAGCGTGGCTACAGCAGCGCGCGAGGACCACCATTGCTGTCGGGTAGCGGGCAAACCTTGTATCGACTGTGGCGCGTCCTGGGAGCTGCGCCCACTGGCCGGGTGCTTGCTCTTCACCGTAGCCTTTGGGTGCGTCCCGGACCGGGTCTGGCGTGAGGTCACTCTTCAGCATCAGCCGGTACACTCCCCGCCATCTGCTTGGCAAAAGAAACTCTCATCATCAAAAACCCAGTCTGCCTGACGGCCCACAAAGTCTGTGAACTCTGCCAAGTCCCTATCCTTACGGAATGTAGAGCCTGTTTCTTGCTCCATCCTGACCCACCAATCGGCCTTGTCAGGCATAGTCTTGGCTATGTTTGCCAATATCTTTTCGCTCTTGAGGAAGCACATATCGCAGTTGCCCAGAGGCGTTGAGCCGTTGACGTTCTCAAGCTGCAAATCAAACGGCTGGCTTTTCCAGAACTTGTAAATGTCGCGCTTGGTCACGCCGGCGTTGACCAGCGGATACCAATACGACCAGCGGTCCTTGCTGTCGGTCTTAGCGCGGTGGGCTTCATCAGCCCGGATGCCGACCGCTGCGGTCCACCGTTTCCAGCCAAGCTGTTTAGTGAGGTATCGCTTCATGGTCAGGACTTTTAATTCTGTTGTGCAAAACCGCATGACGGTGTTGGGCAGATACTTCTTGCGCCGCACCAGTAATTCAAACGGCTCACCAAACATTGAATGGTCATCCCAGCTTGCAACACGATAGGTTGCACGGTTGTCCACGCGGTCATATTCCAGCCAGACAATCGGCACATTCCAGCGCACTGAACATTCATGGACAAACGCCAGCGTCTGCGGCATTTCACGCCCGGTGTTTGCGAACATGACCTGGCATCTATCCGGCAAATCACCACTTGCTTCCAGTATTTGATGAAGCATGAAGGCACTGGTGCGGCCACCGCTGAAACTGATTTGCACGTTGCCATCTGGCAGCTTGTAAGGGTTACTCTTCAGCATCGTCATCCTGCTTTTCGCCGGTGCCGTCACAGGCCGGGCAATGCTCTGATTGCACACAATCGTAGCCGTCTGGCATATAAACCCATCCGTCTTTGCAGCGGGTGTAGCTATTCCGATAATCACACTTGGCCATCTTCCACCGCCTTTATTGTCTGGCCGATACGCATGGCGATTTGAGGCACGATGGCGTTGCCTAGCCCCTTGAGCCGTGCCGCCCTCTGCTTGATGCCTGTCGTTACTCTGGGAATGTCGGCTGGCTCTCGCTCCCATCCGTCAAATCCGTCCAGCCGCGTGGATAGCCCATCAACCATTCCACCCATAAAGGCGACAGGCTGCCCTGTTTCCATTCCTCTGGTGTCGTGCCTCTGATGTCTGGGTGATTTCCCAGCATCGCTTGCATCTTGCCGTTGGGCGTTCCTGCCGCATCCTCGTTGGCTGTCGGTGTCGGCCACATTTGTTTCTCTGCCCGATAAACATTCATTGACAATTTGCTGTCGTCTCGACTGCCCAACCCTCTGTCTGTCTGCGTTGGTGAGTCTTTGTAATCCCTCGCCATTGGCGTCGGCCACATTCTCACGTCTTGCCGCAAATCCCTGCTGCCGCCCCCCTTGCTCGGTGGCCTCGATGTCCCAACAGCATTGGCTGCTGTCGGAGTTGCCCACATTGTTGGCTCTCTCCAGCCGCTGTTCATGCTTGGTGCCATCTGGTTGGCCGTGGCTGTTGGTGTGTGCAACAATCCAGACTCTGTCGCGTCTGTGCGGGGCATCAACGGCGCAAGCTGGAACAACAAACGGCTGGATGGCGTAGCCTTCACCTTCCAGGTCAGATAGCACCTGGTCGAGGCCCAAGGTAATGTGGCCAGAAACATTCTCGAAAACGCACCAAGCTGGCCGCTTTGCTTGCACAATGGCAAATATTTCCGGCCAGATATGGCGGTCATCTTCTGCGCCTCGCTGCTGCCCGGCAACGGAGAACGGCTGGCAGGGATATCCTGCTGTGAGGATATCGCAGTCTGGAACAAGTCGTCCTGCATCGCTGGCTAACTCCTTTACGTCATCGCTAATAGGTACATCAGGCCAGTGCTTGGCCAACACCTGGCGGCTCCACGGCTCGATGTCGCAGAACAACACCGGCTGCGAGAGGCCAGCCCATTCAAAGCCCAAGGCAAAGCCGCCGATGCCTGAACACAAATCAACGTGTTTCATAAGCTCAGCCATGTGCCACCCACCAGTTTTCTAGCTTGTTCGATTGGCACCAGGACGCACCTGGCTCTCATGCCGACATCGCCGGTCTCAATAGGCCGGAGGTTCAGTGTTTCAACCATTGAGCGCACAAAGCTGGTGCGAACTATCCAGGCCTCATCGCCAACCCCGTGAATCCACAAGTCCGGGCATGGCCCCTTGGGATGGATGCCGCGTGGCTTGCCGCCATCCCAGACTTGCAAGGCCAGGCGCTTGGTACTGGTGGCCATTGCATCGAACTTGCACTCGCCGGTGAGAGCGAGGCTGCCGTAATATGGCACCTCAATATTGATACGGAGGTCGTACTTTCTATCAGTGGGCTTCCATGCCTGATGGCCCTGGCTTTCAAACAGCTCGATGATGCGCTGCTCAAACGCCTCGCCTTGAGCCAGCTTCCTATCCCAGTCAATAGGCACAGGTGCCTTCTGCATATTGTACGACCTAGCCATAGCGTTAGGCCGGACCCTTCAGCAATGTGTATAAATCATTGTAGGCCTTTTCCAGCTTGGCATCATGGAGCATCAGCTCCCGGTATCGCTTGACCCCATAGTAGATAGTGGAATGGTCGCGGTTCAGCGCCCGGCCAATATTCATCAGTGACTGATAGCTCAATTCATGTGCCAGTAGGCACACCAGGAAGCGCTGGCGTGACAGCTCCCTGACCCGGCTCTTGCCCAGGATGGCCTGGGTAGGCACCCCGGAATATTCCGAGACAGCGATTACAATGTCACGGACCGATATTGTCGGGGCGATATCTCGCAGATTTTCGTTCCGGGATACAAAGCCTCCACTAGCTTTTTCTTGAGGCGGTAGATGTCTGTCTTGAATCCCTTCACGTCCTCCACGA